GCTGGAGCGTGGCCGTGAGCGACATCGGATCGCCACGGGATCCCAAGCTCGGGTCGTCGGCCAGGAGGCCGCCCTCTTTGACGAGACCCGTCCTGCGCCCTAGCTCGGCGAGCAAATCGCGACCCGTGCTCCCCAACGCAGCACCCAAGGAGGCGCCTAACGCGATGCCAGGAGGGCCGAGGGGAGCCGCTAGAGCCCCTCCCAACATTGCAGGCCCACCAATCGTAAGTGGGTCTAAATCGCGCAGACTCTGTGGGAGGTAACGGCTCCGCTGCGGTGGCTGCACCTGGGGAGAGCCCTGGCTCTGCTGCATGAGTAGCTGGCTCTCGATTGCGGACAGCTCCTCCGGGGTCGGCGTCTTCCCCTCAATCGTGAAGATCCGATTCAGCCCCGTGCGCGGGTCTTGGACAACGGTCTCACCCACCTGGCTCCTCCTGAAACGGAACGAGACCCCGCTGAGGATCCATGATGTAGTCCGGCTGCCGTATGAAAGTCGATGGGATGGAATCGAGCGTCGGCTCCATGCGTTCGTAGAGGTCTGGAGAGACCGCATGGAGCCGCTTTCGACTGCGACGGACCTCGCGCTCCATCCGACGCATTGAGGTCTCGAGCACACGCGCCGTGATGGACGGCGGCCGTGTGGCCCCGCCTGCTAGACGGTCTAGGATCTTGTTGACCGCTGTGATCGAGAAGCGGCGCCCACCCGTGAGCGCCTGCTCCTCGAAGAAGGCCAGCATCAGCATTCCGTAGTCCACCTCGGCCGCGTTCGGATTGAGCAGCATGCTGTTGAGGCGCTGAACCTCCGGGTCATCCCGTTGAGCCTGAGTCATCGCCTCCAACCGACTGAGCGCAATGTCCTGAAAGGTATTGAATGCCCCTGGGAACAGCACGTCATCGACACCCCTGGCCACCTCACCCGCGCTCTGAATCGCGCGACGGATGCGCGCCCCGAAGCCCACTGCGGCTGGGTCCTGCTGAATAATGCGCAGAATCCCATGGCCGATGTCGAGCGCAGCAATCGTCCGATCATCCTGCTCTATGAGCTGTAGCGCGCGGTCTTCGCTGATCGGCGTAGGCTGACGAACCGTCTGCGTTGGAGATAGGGACTGCGATAGAAGATCTCTTCGCGCTTGGGTTCGATCCGCTCGTGGAAGCATGCTGATGATACGCTCTGGACGGGATGCCCCAATTCCAATCTCAGATTTCAACGCAGCCCTGGACATCACGGCGCGTCCTACGACATCGGATGCCTCCGGGAACTGCTCCTGAACCATCCCCATCACGCGTTGCAGAACGACCGGGCTCTCTGGAGAGAGAGCGATGAGACCGGAGAGATCCTCGATGAGTCGCTCGCGCGTGGCATCCGAAATGACCTGCCGTCGCTCGATGCGCTGCTGCTGCGCGCCTTGTCGTAGTGCGAGATTCTCTCTCGCGAGCGCTCCGGAGAGCTGGGTGGCTATGTCCTGACGCGCCTGCGGATCCTCGCCCGCTAGACCGAACAACGATGAGATCGCCTGTGCCTGCGTGGTAACCGCCTGACGCTGGGACTCGGGCGATCCCGCCTGTCTCTGCTCCTCCTGGGCGCCGGCTAGGGTTGCCGCAGTGGGACCGATCTGCCTCTCGGCCTGCTCTCGTCTCTTCCGCTGCTTTTGGATCTTTGCCAGCTCACCAAAAGCCTCAACACGACCCGGCGGAAGCACGTTAGGAGGGATCAGCCCCGCAGCCTTCTTGACGTCCCCACCTTCCTGAGCGATCAGACCCAGGAGCTGATCCCCAAACCGGATCTGCTCCTGCTGCTCACGCTGCTCCTGCGCACGCTGCTGCATCAGGAGCTGCAAGAGCTCGCCCTGGCTACTCTGCGCCGCAGAGACGTTGCGACTCACGAGGCTCAGGAATGCGCTGGGATCGAAGCTCACGAGGACGCTCCCAGCCCTCACACCGTGGGTTTGGACCCCTGGATGAGGAGCTGATGGAGAAGGTTCTGAGTCTCCTGGCTCTGCCGGAGCGCAGGGATCGAGGCGACCGTGCCGCCGATTTGCTGGGCCGCAGACGCCACCGCAGCGCCGAATGGATCGACTTGACCCTGAATCACCTGCGGCTGACCCGTCATCTGCGGTGTGCGCTGCTGGATGATGCCCGGAGCGAGGCTCTGGGCTCGGTTTGTGGGATCTAGGAGCTGTAGCAGATTGGCTTGCTGACCGATCGCTCCAGTCTGGCCCGAGAGAATCTGGATCGCATTGGTGATGGCCTGGGTTCCCGCATCGCTGCGGAGGCTCTGGATCCCTTCGAGCCCGCGGCCCGGGTTGAAGCCGCCCACATTGGCTTGCCGGAGAAGATCCGTCTGCCGCTGCCCGAGATCCCGCTGAAGCCTCTGCTCCTCGCTCTCTCGCAGCGATTCGAAGTCCAGGGGACGCAAGCCGCGCGTCAAGCTCGAGAGCTGACGGCTAACGTCCAGCGATCGCCCTCGCGAGAGGCTCGCGATCTCCTGTAGGTTGCGGAGCCTCGGACCGATCGACTCCTTGAACTGCTGCTGCGCCTGGTGCGCCTCACGAACCGATCCAAAGCCCCCGGCCTGCGCGATTGCATTCGCTGCGGAGGTCGATCGTCCAGCCATGAAGTCGGCGATGGCCTGTGCCCTACGGGATCGGTCCCGATTCCGGCCTCCCAGTGGAGTGGTTCCCGCAAACTGCTGGATGGCTTGCTGGAGTGGGCCGGCCTGCGAGAGAATCGAGCTCGGTGCAAACACACCTTGCGACGCCATCACGTCCAGCGCGTTCAACGCCGAGAGCGGATCGCTGCCCGCGTTGAAGAAGGGCGGCAGAATAGTCTTGGGATCCTCCGGCTTAGAGAGGATGCCCCCTGCGATGCTTCCGCCTGCTCCGAGCAAGGCTCCGAGGATGGAGAGGACGGCCATTCCTAGCTTCTCCCCAATGCTACGGACATGACTACCGGCGTAGTTCCTGCACCGATACCACCTCCATTCGTACTGATCCCCATATCCGCAGTTACTGTGATAAGAAGCTTGTACGTGTACACAGATCCAGGGATCGTATCGCGGATGTACAAATGCCTGACGCTGGCGACAGTGGTCACACCCGATGCCCCTGACTTTGTGTCATAGTCAACCGTGGTAAATCCACCTCCGTCAACGTCTTCGCGCAGCTGCGAAAGCAGAGCCCCTCCTAAGGGGCCAGATGTGATCCCGAAGATTCTCGCGTCGACACGAATCAAGAGACCTTGAGCAGGAACAACAACCGAGATCTCCGTCTCAGATATGATGGTCGGAATATCCGTCGAGTTGCTCTTCTTGTGCCTGACGAGATTCGTGGTTCGGTCAAGAAAATCGCCATCAATCGAGTAGCAAGAGCAGAGCGCGGCATGACATGCAGACTGAGCATTCCCTGCGATCAGATTCACGACGATGTCAGTTGGCGTAGAATCCGTCTCGATTATGCCGGCTAGTGTCTCCCACAAAGAGCCACCGCTTGCCGTGGATAGATTGAGATTTCCGAAGGTTCCGATCGCACCGGTCGTCGTGAGCTTCCACGTCGTCGTGATGGGCTTGATGCGAGCCACTACGAGGTAGCGGCTGCTGGCCTTGAGACCGGCGAGCGTCTGCGAGATTCCGTCGCGGCCGACGTCGTTCGAGTCGACCATGTGAATCGCGTGGCCCTTCCCCTCGGCCACGTCCAGTGTGACGGGGGTCAGCGTGGAGGGACCGCCACCGCCACCGTCGACCACGCTCCATCCATAGGGCGCGGTCGGTCCGGTGCTCTCGGCCTCAGCATCGAGAAACGATCCGTTGCGGATCACGGACGGACCGATCACGCCCCCATCGAACCAGGCCGCTTTGCCATTGGCTCCGAGCCCAGAGGAGAGGCCATCGGTGATCTTGGCGGAGACACCTACCGATAGCTTCTTGATCTCGTGCCGGAGCTGCTCGATCTCCTCGGCCAAGTTTGTCGCCAGCGTATTGGAATCGGAATCTCCGGGGTCCGAGAGGGTGACCTGCTGTGCGTCATTGGCGGAGCGGTCATTGATCTTCGTGGGGNCGATTCCAGCCGATGCGTTGATCTGCGTATCGGTCAGCGTGCCGCTTGCGAGCTTGGTCCCGACGATTCCAGCGGTCGCCTTGATGTTGACATTCTCGATCCCTCCGTTGAACTCATTGTAAGCCGTGTTCACATCCGTGTTGATATCTGACGATCCACTCCCGGATCCGGCCACGATGTCGGAGTCCTGCCAATTCGTGCCTCCGCTCGGCTTGTTGCTGCGGCTGATGATTCCCATTTAGACCGCCGTCTGTGCGTTCTCAGCGCCTGCATCTTCTCCCGCTCCCTCGATCTGCCGCTCGATGCGACCGATGAAGAATGGAGAATCGGCCTGATTCGTCCGGAGCTTGCTCGCCACGGTTCGTCCACGACCCGTCGCGTAGACCTTGACGTCCGAGCTGATCTCTCCCATCCCAATAGTGAAGGGCAGCGTCACCGGAAGAGTCGGCTGGAAGATCGCCGGCTGGCTGAGGGTCTGACTCACGGAGCGGATCCCGTAGTCGAACTCTGTCGACATCTCGATGGTATGATCCCCGCCTGGCTGAACGTGAATCATCACGTCGCCTACGCTCTTCTCCAGAGCAATCGACCCATAGGATTCGTCGTTCGTCCGAATCACCACCTCGTAGGCTGAATCCGCGAGGTCGTGGAAGACGTCCTCCTCGAAGGTGAGCGCTCTTCCATCTGTGGTGAAGGCAAAGAGCCGAAAGATGTCGTTCTGATCCCGTGCGTAGAGGAGATGGTTGATCGAGACGCCTCCTGAGATCACCCATGGCCCATACCAGAGCGCATCTTGTGCGTTGAGGCTATCCGCGTGCCGCACGTCCAGAGCCATCAAGATATCGTGCTGCGTGCTGCTCCCCGTGCTCATCACGAAGACGATGCGACCGTTCTGGCGGTCATAGGCCGCGCAGGTGAGATCCAGACGGCTCGGGTTGAGCAGCTGGAAGGTCTGCTGGATCTTGCGAGACAGGAAGGCGCTCTCCCGACGCCCATGCTGCTGGCTCTGGCGTAAGCTGTGAATTCCATGACGGGACATGAAGATCGCATCGCCCGCATCCGGACCGAGATCGACGAAGGCACGCTGGTGAACGCATCCATTGGAGATCACATCGCTGCGGATGAAATCTCCAGCACCCGTCGGGTCCAGCACATAGGAGACGATCTGATCGTTCGAGAGAGCCAGAAGGAAATCTCCGTTGTTATCCTGATAGGTGCCGAATCCCGTCGCAAAGGCTCCGCCGTAGGCATCGGCTCCGACACGCCGGCTGAAGAAGCCCAGCGAATTCCCGTCCTCCCAAGAGACATCGTCCGCGGGGTCCTCTCCAAAGGACTGATACCGGGAGAGCGCGGGATTGTTCGTGTTGCTCGTTCCACCGCGAAGACCATTCACGAGCATATATCCTCGCCAAGACTTCAGGAACTTTGGGCGCAGACGATTTCCTGATGCCTTGTCCGTGAGAGCCCGAACCACCGGAGCCGATGGAGCTGCCGTGTCACCATCCCATGTCCAGATATCGTCTCCCGAAGCTCCACCCGCGGCCCATAGAAGATTGCTGTGGAGCCCGAATGTCCAGATGTTGTCTGCACCCGACGTGATCGTTGGCGGAGACGTGTCGTCGAGGCGATTGTCGTCTCCAAACCAGATCTTGCTGTCCGGGTTCGTGACGGTTCCTCCAGGATTATCCGCGATCACGATCAGAGCGCGGCCCTCGTCGAAGTCCTTGCGGTACTCTACCGCACCCTGGATCGCGGGATCTCCAGTGAGAGGGTTCTCGTACTCATCAGCGACCGGACGAGAGACACAGCCTGGGCGCGTACCCACGAGATTCATCGAGCGTCGCGTCGCATTGCGAGCCTTCGTCAGCTCACCCGTTCGAAGGCTATGCGGATTTCGGTCCTCGTTCAGACCCAGAAGAGGCTCGATCGTGAAATTTCGGTAGGCCATCTCATGGGCTCGGAATCTTTCGCGTCTCTACCCACGGGAATCGATGAGGTCCGTAACCTCGACTCCCGAAGGGACGCATCTCTGTGCGACGTCTCGGATCCTTGCGATCGGCAGACTTCAATTTCTCCAAGCGATGCTGATTCGATCGGAAGACGATCTGGGCTCGTTCTGGATCGCTCTGAACATTCGAAACGAGAGCGCTGTAGAACGCCATCCAGACGATGAGATTCAGGTGCTCATCGGGAACGCCAGGCCATGTATCGGCAGCGAGTGCTAGATCCTCGTGGCGCCGGGTATAGCTGTAGTGGAGGATCACACCCTCGGTGTCCGGTGGAGGATAAATAGCCAGACCCACACCCGACTTCCGTTCCCCGCCGTTTCGCGATGTCGATCGGATGAGACCCCCGACTGCGACCGCCTGCGGCTCGTCGGAGAAGTAGAGCGAAGAATCTGGGAAGCTCGTCTCAAAGTCCTCGATCCGCGAGAGGGTCTCAAAGCGAATGGGTGTACCATCCTCTCTCCGCACAGAGAGCACCGAACGAGCTTTGCTCGGGAGCGCTACCTCGTTCGCGAAGAGTGTTCCCTCGATCGCGATGGGGCTTCCGAAGCTGTCGTATCCACCCCGGAACGCACTCTCCAGCTCTCCGATCCGTACCGCATTCGTCACGAGGTCGGAGAGTCGGTAAATCTGCTCCTCATGGAGCATCTTGGTTTGGAACGCATCATTCGAAAGCTTGCTCCCATCCTCGATGGAGAGCGTTGAGAACGTGACACTCGTGCTGTTGAACTCAGCGATGGCGGATGAGAAGCCGATCTTGGGCGGAAGCCAGACGATCCCATCATGCTGCATGAGAAACGACCAGTCGTGGAAGCCAAAGAGCTCTCCGGCCGCATCGTTCAGCAGAGCCATCTCCATCTGCGTCTCCGCATCGTTCGGCAGCGAGGATTTACTCGGCCCGGATCGGAGCAGAACACGGAGTCTGTTGATGAGATCGAGAAGGGTCACACTCCCCCTCCTGGCTTCAGCTCGCGATGCCTTTGGAGCACTTCTCGCACTTCGCAAGATGGCGCTTGCTGTGTAGGGCGTAGACCTCCTCGCCACACGGCATCGTCTTGCGAGTCGCCTGATGCTTGAGCTTCGATGGAAGGATCTCGGGCAGAGCCCCACGCTTCCCGCCAGACACGAGCGAGATGCCCAGGCACTCCGCAACCTCCTGCGTGTGCTGCTCTGGCGAAATCACCTCTCGGGAAAGCTGGTCGGCCAGAAGATCGAGTCGCTGCTGGGTGTCTGTTCGAGAGGGGACCGATCGGCCCGTGCGACCCGATTCCACCTCCTCACGCTCCGACTTCGTCAGCCGGTTAGGATCTCGGTGGTACCACTCGGTCAGGAGAGCCAGACGCTCGCGTCCCTCCACGAAGCCCTCCCCCTCGGCATCGTAGAGACGATCCGATCTCGCTCCCGCGTTGGCCTCGGGGTCGTAGCCGATGGGAAGCGTCTTGCGACGGTCGCGCTTGTCCGTCGTCATCGCGACGTAACGCCCCACGTCCGGGATGTGCTCGAGATGGCTCTTCCAGTCCCGCGGAGGAGCGAAGCGAGCTCCTTGCTGGGCCTCGGGTGAGGCCACCCGGAACCAATCCTCCATCTTGCGGATGTAGAGCTCCCGGAACTTCAGAGGCTCCAGAGCCTCCCCCTTCGCACCGATCGCCCATCGTCGTTCGGGCAAGACGTCCGCCACGGTGAATCCAGGAGGAATGGGCTCTCCGTTCCGCGTGACGGGGATGAGCTCTGGGCTCTCGTGCGGGACGTACCAAGCCGGGATGAACTCGTTCCGCTCGCGGATCAGACGGTGATCCCCAAGCTCGACTCGACCCGGCTCTGAGCCGAGAAATGCGTAAGGCTCGGCGGACATAGATCCTCCCAGGCGCGGCTTCGGAGCCGCTCGATCTTCGTGGCCAGTGCGTCTGGCAGCTCGTCCAACGATAGAGGAGCGTGCAAGGTCTTCGATTCCGAGCGATCTACCGATGGCCATCGCTCCGGGGGCAGAAGTTCCAGATGCCGCAGAATCTCCGGAGCAAACGTCCAGAGACGCTCCAGAGGAATCCGCAGCGTCACCTCGGGATCGACAAGGCAGCGCTCGGTCCAGGCCACCCAGAAGCGCGCCGCCGTCACCCGCTGCGGCTCGTCGCAGAGATCTACCCCTGTGTGCTTGCTCTGCCAATGCCACCAGGAGCGATGTCGCATGGATGCGATGCTCGGAATCGTCCGCAGTGGATCGCGCACCAGGTGCCAGACCTCGCCCCAGCGATAGCCGGAGCGACGCTCTCCGCTCCGTCCATGCGGACCTTGATACCAGAAGTCGTCGACCACGAAGTAGCTGGAGACGCAAGCGTCGAGGCCCATCCGTTCATGCCCCACGCGCAGTCCAAGCCCCCGAAGCCAGCGAGCAAAGTAACGGGTGCCAGAGCGTGGCGCACCGATGACGAGAAGCCGGCTCGACTCCTCCTTCGCATCCCCCATGGATCGGACGAATCTCAAGATCCGCTCCTACCAGCGAATCGATCCCATCGCCAGAATGTGATCGCCATCGCTCGTGGCATCGCTCGCCTCGATGGCGTACCCGACCAACGGAAGTAGATCGGAAGGATCGTTGGCCGTTCCCACTCCAACCGACTCGTGACCGAGCGTGACCTGGCCCGCATCGGCCGTACCCGCACTCGCGGGTACGAGTGGGGATCCATCCAGGAAGACCGAGCCATCCCGAAGCGCGGCCAGCTCCCCCGCGGTCTGGAGCCAGAAGTGCTGCTTGCTCGTATTTCCAGCCGGGACATCGAAGGCCGGCCACCCTGCCGGGATCGGCTGTGCGTTGCCCGGCGATAGGATGACCTCATCGAACATGTTCTTCGTCAGCGTCACCTCAGACGCCGCCATCGTGGTCTCCAGCGCATCGTAGAGCGTTAGCTCGAGCGTTGCACCGGAGGCTGCGGCGGGATGGCTCTGGATCTGACGGACCTGGCCCTGCCCATTGGAGGACCCTCCGTCAATCACGGTGATCCATCCGTCGGCGTACTGATTCACCGTAGCCAGTGTCGCCCCCAGCGTGACGGTGATTTTTCTCTGCTGCGCGGCTCCGCCCGAAGCCCACGCGATCGAGACGTGATTGGCGACAGACGTAGCGACCGTGCAGAGCGACCCGCGTGACAGCGTTCCAGAGGCGACCCGGCTCGCATAGTAGAACACGCGTCCGTCGAGCGTGACGCCCTTCGCCCCGATAGGGTGCTTGGCGACCGCAGAAGACGTATAGACGTCCTGCTCGGAGCCAACCCCGTTGATGAGATAGGGAACCGTTCTTCGGTCTGCCATGATGGACTCCTCTAGGCGGTGATCGAATCCATGCGGTTCGAGCCGAACTGCCGGTTTCCGATCGAGAGATTCATGGTGGCTACGAGCGGACGGATCATGGCCGTCTGCTTCAGCGCGGGCTTCCAGTCGAGGAAGTTGAAGGCTGCCCCTTCCAGGAAGTCCATCTGCATGCCGTTCTCCTGGTCCGAGACGTTCAGGACGGCCATCTGACCTGTCGCGCACTTGCGATCGGCAAGAATCGGCGTGCCCCGGAACGCGATGCTGGTGAAGCCACCATCGGGCGTGCGAACGGCCCCCATGAAGCGCTGCTGCGGCTGGAGCGCCGCCTCGTAGAGCTCCGAGACGTCGTAGGTCGTGATACAAACTTCGGGGCCGATCCCGCCCTCCTCGGAGTTGTTCCAGAGCCTCCGCATGTTGGGAATCCCCGTTGTCGCGAAGGATCCCGAGGCAAACGAGATCGAGGCCGGTGCCGTCCCCACGTTCGAGAGCCCTCGCGCGTTCCAGGCCGTAAAGGTCTGTCCCGAGAGGCCCTGCACCGAGTCATTGGCCGAGAGCAGCGCAGGGATCGACGTGGGAGCATTGGGCGCCACGGACGTGGCCCAGAGCGAATCCGCCACGATGTCGGCCAGGCTCTTCAGCACGTTGCTCAGCTGACGGTCCACGAACCGGGCTAGAAGAGTCCCGCCACGGTTCACGTTGATGTCGTGCTGAGACACGACGAGCGCGTGGTTCCCGAACTTCCAGTTGATCTCGCTCGGCCGATCGTTCTCGTCCGGAGAGAGCGTGTGCTCTCCAAATCCACCCGAGACGAAGGCGGCCCCTTGGTGGGCTCCCAACGTCACGAATCTCCGGATCGAGGGACCTCCCTCTTGTACGCGACGTCCACGACCCAGCATCCTCTCGCNACCGGCTTTCTCGACGAGACGCTGCGAGGAGAAGATTCCGAGCGTCGGACTGTGATTGAAGGCGAGATTGGCTCGCTGAGGGAGAACCCTCTCTGTTGCAAACGCCAGCTCCCTCCAGTTGGTCTGAGAGAGAGTGAGAGACGGAACCGACATGATTTCCTCCTAGAGCCCTAGGGAAGCCGTTCGGGATTCTCCTGAGCCCACAGAAATGCCTCCAAGAGACTTCCATCGAAGTCGGGGATTCCATCCCCTTTCGAGCCCGGCGAGCCGACGCCGGGAAGATCCGTCGCCAGGGCACGCCGGCGTCCGGATTTGCGCTGCTCCTGCCGCTCGATCACCTTGCGCAGCCCATCGACACCCAGTGTATGAAGAATAATCATCTCGACCGTCTTCTCGCCTTCGGGCTTGACGAGAGCGCGGAGCATAGGGGCTCCTACGTCTCCCGACTTTGCGAGATTCTCGATCTGGAACGTGACGGCGGAGAGCGCCTTGTCTCGCTCCTCGCCCTCCAGACCCATCTTCTCAGCGAGCCCCTGGAAGTGGGCACGAGCCGCAGCCATGCTGCTCCCCGAAGCCTGCTCGTGAAGCGCTCCCTTCACGCTCAAGAGCTCCTCATGGAGACTTCTCAGCTCACGCTGCTCGTCGTCCAGATAGGCGTCATCGCTTGGGACGCTCTTGACCGGGTCGATCGTCAGCTGGATCTCCCCAGTCCTCCGAAAAACCTCCAGGGCTCTCGCAACGGAAGGCTGCTGGGCCAGCACCTGATACTCTCGAAGATAGGACACGATGTCCTTCCCCGAGACCCCTCGCTCGATCAGACCCGAGAGGTCGGGTCCGAGCCGTTCGCGGAATTGCTGAAGCTGCTGGGCGGCCTGCTGTGCCGCAGCCTCGTGAGAAGAGGCTGCGGGCTCTCTGGCCTGGATCTCCGGGGCGCCCCCACCGGGATCCTTCTCGCCCGGATTGGGAATCGTGTCGTCGATCATGCGCGCTCTCCTGTGCTCGTGTGACGAGTCTGCCCAGTGTAGCCATAGGCGGAGCCCCTCCGAAAGGTCTCATTGCGAGCCCCTCCCACCTTGTCTCCCGAGGCGCCGGTAATCTCGAACGAGAGAGGCATTCCCTTCTGCTCCATCCGATCCGTCCAGTCTCTCGCCTGCTGCTGGATCCCCCTCTCCGCCTGCCGATGGCTGGAGACGACCGCCTCGAGGCCGGCATAGAAGGTCGGGCTATGAAGATCCGTTGCAGGAGCCTTGCCGTGGCTCCAGTCGATCTCTTGCTCGCCTCCACATTGGGAGCACGGAGGAACCTCGGCACCGATCCTCTGGTCGGCGTGGATCCTGTGGCAACGGTCGCAGCGCAAGTCATGGATTCTCACGCCGACCCTCCCTGAGGCTGGAAGAGTGCGAGAAGGTTGGCATCGGTCGATCCATTGAGGCGTTCCCCCTCCGGACCGAGACCGCGCAAATGCTCTGAGGCGCGGGTCTGCGCATCGGCTTCGAGTGCCTGTGGATGAAGGGCACGCTCTCTTGGAATACGGCGGCTGTCGAGGTAGCGACCGGCAAGCTCGACGTTGTTCACGAAGTCAAAGACAGAGAGCGCCTGCATATCGGCCAGCGCCATCGCAGACTCGCGCTCTCGGTTGCGCGGGAGCGTGCTGCCCGCCACGATCTCGAAGTCAGTCTCCTGCCACAGCGAGTCGGCCGTGATGGATTGGAAGCTTGCGAGGAGCTGCGGGGCCTGACCGCCCAGGACGCGCACGATCTCAGAGACGTTGTTCTCCTGGGCGAGGAATTTCCGGCCCTGCATGTAGGATCGCTCAACATCCGATACGAATCGCTCAAAAGCTGCGACCGTACGCTGCTCAATCACGTCCTGACCGCCTTGGATAAAGCTCGCCTCGGAGGCGCTCTCGACGTTCTCGCGCTGCGCCCGCCCAAAGCGCGAGATTCCGGTGGACTCCCGCATGTCGTCCACGATCATGGCCGCGTACTGGAGCAGCTCCTGGGGGAGCGATCCCATGCGTCCCTGCTGAATGACCTCTCCGGGGGGTCCTGTCGTGAAGATCACGGGGGCCAATCCAAGGCTCATGATCTTCTCGGCCTCTCCCTCCGCAAGACGATCTCTGTGGACGAACTCCGGCACTCGGATGTTGCGAGTCAACGTCGAGATCATCGTGCGAACCAGGTTCAGCTCGATCTGATAGGGGATCACGTCCTCGAGCAGCGCCAGAGGATAGGGCGTGTCGATCTGCTCATTCACCTGGAAGGCATTGTAGGGCAGCCACTCCCACGGGATCGGCCAGCCCTCAGGCTCCCGGAGCCATTCGTCCAGCCCATCGAGGGTCAGCTGGCTCCAGGTCCGATCCTCCAGATCGTAGAAGGTCCAGACCTCCACGTAGCGATCGAAGGAAGGGTCCTCTCGGGGCAGAAGATCCGGATCGACCAGATCCAGCCAGGGGGGCGAGAGGCTGCCCGGGAAGCCCTTCAGCCTCTCGCGTGCGATCATGCGCGGGCTGCGCTGGATCTGATCGATCGTCATCACGCTGCGGAACGCGCACCACATCGCCCCGCCATCCATGCGGAAGCTCTCGGCCGAGGGATCGATCATCACGTTCCAAGGCGCGACTCGCCGAATCCAAGGTCGATCGGGATGTGCAGGACGGAAGTAATGGAGAAGCTTTCCATCGTCGTCGCGCAGCTCGCGTTCAGGGGTGTAGCCGTGACGGACGATGCCGGGGAATGGAACGAGCTGGTGATCGCGCAGAGCCGCGTTCAATTGGTCGACGTGATTCTGCTCGATGATGTCGTGGTTGTGGAGCGATTCGACGAGCGGGACGGAGGCTTGCGCCGGCTCCGATTTCGCGAAGTATTGAACCCGCGGATTGCGGGCCGCGATTCCAGCCTGCTGGCGGTTGGCGAGGGGAAAGATCTTGTTGACGATCCGCAGCTCGTCGTCCGCCAGCATCTCCATCCCTCTCCGGCTCTGCCACTGATTGCTGCGATAGAACTGGATGAGCTGCTGACTGACGCTGGAGCCCTCTCCCTGACCGAGGATCCCCTTGCGCTGGTGGATCTTCTTGGCCCAGAGAAGTCTCGCCTTCGTGCGCTCGAAGAGCTTTCGATCACGCGGCATGACGCACTCCATAGGTCGACGTGCCGCAGATGCGGTTGCGCGTGGCCTCGCGCAGGAGACGCGACTGACGGATCTGCTGGACGAGGAGGCTCTCCTCCGCCGGACGCGGTGTCGAAGGCCGGCTCATCACCAAATAGCGACAGTCATCGTAGGCGTGGTCTTCTCCCACAAAGGCACGGGGAGAGTCCTCCTGGACGTTCTCCCGGTAGGAGAGCTCCGCGAGCGTCCGAATGGTGTGCTTACAGCGATCCGTGACGAAGAGGCCCGGGCGGCCCTCGTCGGGGCCTCTCACGAGGAGATCTGCGAGCCGTCGCTTGCCCGCGGCGCGGTCGCGCTGCGCGTTGCGCTCGATCGTGACGACCGGGATCCCGCAGTCTTCGAAGAGCCGACCCACCTCGGGCCGCGAGGGATCTCCGGTCGTGAGCCTGGCCTGGACGCCGTGGCTCTCGAGACGACTCTGCACCTTCTCGACGAGAGCGGGCGTCGAGAGGTGACGCTCGTAGATCTCATCGAATCGGACGTAGTATCCCCGAGGCGTGATGGCCCAGAATCCCACGCTGGCGGGATCCTCGTAGCCGTAGTCGATCGAGATCCAGATCTCGGAGCGGGTGAGAAGGGGTCGTACCGCCTCGAAGGGGATCACGTGACGACGCGAGTCGAATGGGAGCACGCGGCCTGTGTAGGAGACCCAACGGCCTAGAAACTGCTCGGCAAAGAAGGGGTCGTGCTCGGCCGTTGCCTCGGGGCCGATGCGTTGCCGGGCACGGAGCTCGGCCAGCCGCTCCTCGCGCCGGAATCCCTCGTGATCGAAGAGCGGATTGGCCGTCTTGGGGATCCGGAAGGTCTCGACCGAGAGCGTGGGGTCGGACTCTCCCTTCTCCGACAGCTCCCGCAGCCACTGGGCGCCCGGCTTCGGCGTCGTGGGGTAGAGGAAGCGCCAGGCCCGCGATCCGAAGTACCTCGAGACCACCGACTCGTCGTGCTCCGCCGCCTCGGAGAAGAGAACGTTGGTCCACTGCTCGCCCTGGAGGCTCTTCTCGTGGCTGGCCGAGAGCGTTCGGATGATGCAGCGCTTGCGATGGCCGTCGGCGCCGAGGCCGTGATCGATGACGATCTCCCGATCGCCCGAGCGCGGGTTGTTCTGGGCCCGCTCGATCTGGATCCCGGTCCAGCGCTCGCGGCCCTCGATGAAGACGTTCCAGAGGTAGTCGAACTCCTTGGCCGTCTTGTAGTCGAGCCCCACGATCGCGTGCATCGAGTCCAGGAGCGGCTGCGTGGGCAGGCAGTACGGAACGAGGTCGTGGGCCGCGGTGAAGGACTTCCCCGCCCGAGCGGGGGCCAGGAGCACGAGATGGCGAGCCTCGGACTGGTGAAAGCGAATGACCTCGGGATCGTAGGGCCGGTAGCCCATCAGGTCGGAGAGCACGTAGGCCTTGCTCTGGCTCCAAGTCGCTCCTCGAAACGGAACGATCGGATCGGCCCGGACCTGTCCGAGAACTCCGGACACCTAGCCGGAGCCTCCCGAGAAGACGTGCAGCCATCCACGGCGATCGTTTCCACCCGTGGTGAACGTGAGGATCCCAAAGGCTGAATTGGTGAGAGCCACGAAGGCGAGATCCGTGGCGGCGCGATCTCCCTGCCAGGCCACAAAGCGGATCTGGCGAATTCCCGAGATCCACGTGTCCGTATTGTCGATATCGTCGAAGAAGAAGACCTGGTGGCGAAGGCCTTCCAGACCCAGGGCTGCGGACGAATCCGTCAGGAAGTCCGTCGCGATGGCTCCATCGAAGAATCCGCGGTGCGGATCGACGTAGCCCGAGGTGCTCGGATTCGTGATGGGTACCTTCAGCGGCATGCCTCACCCCCAGGAGAGCCCGGAGTCCGGATCCAAGAGGGATCCGGAGCGTTCCCATGGGAAATTGCATAGAGGGCCCACGCTTGTCAAGGAGAGGCCGCTCCGATGAGCGGCTCCACCCGGGATCCTCACAGCCCGCACTCGATTCATTCCGCCCGAACTCCCAGGATCGCGAGATCGAGGTCTGGATCGGGGATCTCCATCCGATGAGCGATCTGGGCCGCGATCTCTCGGGGGGACATTCCAAAAGGGATCCTCAGGTCTCCGGCTCCCTCCCTCTCCGCCAGGGCCTGGAGGATCCTGGCCTGGATCCCGAGCAGCGCTCGGAGCTCGGTCTCGCTCCGCGAGGCGCGCACGAGGCTCTCCCGGCAGGACGGAGCCTCCCGGGTACACAAGATCACGACGGGTGGCTCCGAAGAGCCCTGGGCTACGGATCGGATCCAAGCGCTCCAGCAGAGCAAGAGCAGGGGAGACTTGAATCCCCACCGCGATCCCTTCGCCTCCTCTTGACGCACTCTCCGGTATCCCTCGAGGAGCGCCTCGTCGAGGACGCCTCGGAGCGCGAACGTGGCCAAGGCGTCTGCGAGCGGCTGATCCTCGTACTCGGGATCGAGGGCGGTGCCGGGCGGTGGGAGCCGCATCTGCGTGCCCATCGAGATCCCCAGCTGGTGCGCGATGCGAGCCACCCTCGAGGTGCCCGAGCGCATCGGACCCGTGATCGTCAACACCGCAGGAAGGGCCTCCCCCCTGCGGCGGATCGTCAACACTCCGGAGCCACGATCCCGACCCCCCCCTCCTCGACCTCCTCCGAATCCCTCCCCCCCGTGACG